ATCAAACAAATCCTATCAATTTAATTATGAACGAGAAAACAATCTTAAACAAAGTCCGCACACTTTTAGGTTTAGAAGTGAAGTTGGAAACTATGCGTCTTTCGGATGGCGTATCTATGCTCGAAGCAGAAGTATTTGAAGCAGGTCAACCTGTATTCATCTTAACTGAAGACGAACAACGTATCGCACTTCCTATTGGAGATTACGAACTCGAAGACGGTCGCATCTTGGTAGTTATCGAAGAGGGTGTTATCGCTGACATTCGTGAAGCTGCTGAACCTGAAGTTGAAGTAGAAGTAGAAGAACCTGAAACTGAAATGCCTGCTGAAGAGGAAATGGCACAAGAGTCTGCTACACCGCAAGCTAAAAAAATCATCGAATCAGTAACTAAGGAATCTTTCTTTAGCGAAATCGAAGCTCTTAAAAAAGAAAACGAAGAATTGAAAGCACAAATCGCTTTGTCAAAAACTGAAGTTGCAGAAGAAGTCGCACCAGTTGAATTGAGCGAAGAGCCTAAACCTATTTCATTCAACCCTGAAAACGAAACTAAAGTAGAAGCGTTCAAAGTGGCTAAGAACCGTCAACGCTCTACAATGGATTCTATCCTTGAGAAATTTAACAATATTTAATAACTAAAAAACAAAAAAAATGAGTACTACTGTTTCAATTTCATCTACTTATCGTGGCGAGTTCGCAGGTAAGTACATTGCTGCAGCTTTATTGTCTGCACCAACACTTGACAAAGGCGGAATCACAGTTATGCCTAACGTGAAGTACAAGCAAGTTATCAAGCGTGTCGCTACTGATTCTATCATCAAAGACGCTACTTGTGACTTCGACCCTACTTCTACAATCACATTAACAGAGAAAGTTCTCCAACCTGAATCTTTCCAAGTTAACTTACAACTTTGTAAAACTGAATTCCGTGCAGACTGGGATGCTATCCAAATGGGTTACTCTGCATTTGACGTACTTCCTAAGTCTTTCGCTGACTTCTTAATCGCACACGCTGCTGAGAAAGTTGCTGCAAATATGGAGACTTCAATTTGGCAAGGAGTAGACGGTACTGCTGGTCAGTTCGCAGGTATTATGACTCAGTTGACTACTGACGCTTCTTTGCCATCTGCACAAGAAGTTGCTGGTACAACTGTAACTGCTGCTAACGTAATCACTGAGCTTGGTAAAATCATCGATGCTTGCCCTGCTGCTCTTTACGGAAAAGAAGACCTTACACTTTACGTTTCTTCTAACATCTACCGTGCTTATGTACGTGCTTTGGGTGGCTTCGCTGCTTCAGGTGTAGGTGCTAATGGTTACGACAACAAAGGAACTAACCAAACTTTAGGTGATGTTTACTTTGATGGTGTTCGTGTATTTATGGCTAACGGTCTTGCTAACAATACTGCTCTACTTTCTCAAAAATCTAACCTTTACTTCGCAACTGGTCTTTTGAACGATATGAACGAAGTTAAAGTTTTGGATATGGGCGATTTAGATGGTTCACAAAACGTACGTGTAATTATGCGTTTTACTGCTGATGCTAAATACGGTTTTGCAAGTGACGTTGTTACTTACGGTATCACAAACTCTGCTAACTAATCTTAGCTTAACTTAAACTAAACGGGGAGGGCAAGTCCCTCCCTTTTTTATAACATTTAAAACTTAAAAATATGTCTTGTGAAGTCGCTAATGGTCGCTTAGAAGTATGTAAAGACGCAGTAGGTGGTATTGACGCTATCTACTTCATCAATTACGGAGACTATGCTTACCCAACTGATGTTACTTATGTTACAGGTACTGATACTATCGAAGCCGTAGCTAACGTAACCAGCTTATACAAATACGAACTCAAAGGAACTAACTCTTTTGACCAAGTATACAACTCATCTCGTGAGAACGGAACTACATTTGCTGAGCAAACTCTTACCGTTACCCTTAAAAAACAAGATGCTACAACTCACAAAAACGTGAAATTGTTAGCATACGGAAGACCTCACGTAGTAATCAAAAACCGTAACAACCAATTCTTCCTTGCAGGTTTAGAGCACGGAATGGAAATCACTACTGCAAACGTATCTAACGGTACTGCAATGGGTGACTTAAACGGTTACACACTTACTTTCGTAGGTCAAGAGAAACTCTACGCTAACTTACTTGACTGCACAACTGAGGCAGACTTGGCAGGTGGTGCTGGAGACGTTTTCGGTTCAGCTACAATCGTTACTTCATAGTAAATAGTTTCATAGCGTGAAAGGGGAGGCTTCGGTCTCCCTTTTTTATTTAAAACAAACCCATAGCAAGTTAGTTATTATAGTATGATAGTACTAACTACATCTTCACTAACACAATCATTTGCTTGCATTCCGAGAGGAGCGTTTAATCAAATGGTAATTACGGATGACCAAACGAACACACCTCAAATCGTACCAATCACTCAAGTCGCAGCTAATGACTATGTAATAAACGTCAATGCTACATTTGATTTAACTGAGGGGCATTTCTATGACTTAGTTCTAAAATTAAACGGAATAGTAATGTATAAAGACAAAATATTCTGTACAGACCAAAACGTAACTACATTCTCAGTTAACGCAGGTCAATACACTTCAAATACAACCTCTAACACTTATATAGTTTATGAGTAACAACGTACACGTACTAAATCTATCTGCCTACACCGCTCCTACAATCCAAGAAAGTAAGAGAGATGCTTGGGTAAACTATGATAGTGCCAACGGAGATAACAATTACTACCAGTTTTTAATTGACCGCTACACCAACTCAACCACGAACAACGCTATCATTAACAACATAGCAAGACTTATTTACGGGAAAGGACTATCTGCTACTGACGGAAACAAGAAGCCGAATGAGTACGCTCAAATGATGACCTTGATTTCTAAAGATTGTCTTCGAAAGATTGTTTTTGACCGCAAGTTATTTGGTCAGTTTGCTATTCAGGTACACTACAATGACAAGCACGATAAAGTTTTAAAGGCTTACCACATTCCCGTGAATCTTTTGAGAGCTGAGAAGTGCAATAAAGACGGAGAAATTGAGGGTTACTATTACTCTGACGATTGGTCGGATGTCAAGAAGTATGTACCTAAGCGTTTTCCTGCGTTTGGATTCGGTAAAGAAAAGGTAGAAATCCTATTCTCTAAGCCATATTCAGTAGGTATGAAGTACTATGCTTATCCTGACTATCAAGGAGCAGTACCTTACGCACTATTGGAAGAGGAAGTATCGGACTATCTAATCAACGAAGTACAAAACGGATTCTCAGGAACTAAGGTTGTAAACTTCAACAACGGAGTGCCTACTTTAGAGCAACAAGAAATCATCTCAAGCAAAGTTCTTGGTAAATTGACTGGTTCTAAAGGTCAAAAAGTAATCGTAGCGTTCAATGACAATATGGACACACGAACTACAGTTGAGGACATTCCACTTAATGACGCACCTGACCACTACACATACTTAAGTGAAGAGTGTTTGCGTAAGATTATGCTCGGACACAACGTAACTTCTCCGCTATTGTTTGGAGTTGCTTCATCTAACGGATTCAGTTCAAACGCTGATGAGTTAGAGAACTCATTTGTATTGTTCAACAATATGGTCATTAAGCCTTTCCAAGAGGAAATAATTGATGCCTTAGACAAGATTCTTGCTTTCAACAACATTTCACTCAACCTATTCTTTAAGACGCTTAAACCTCTTGAATTTGTAGACCTTGAAAATGCTATGACTGAAGAGCAAGTAATTGAAGAGACGGGAACTGAGCTAAGTAAACACGATTCATTAGACAACGAGATTGCTGATGCCTTACTTGAGTGCGGGGAAGAGCCAAACGAAAATTGGCTTTTAATAGACGAATATCCCGTTGACTATGATAACGATGACCAAGAGAACGAAATGCTCTCTAACGAGCCGAAAAGCACCTTGTTATCGAAAGTTTACAACTTTGTGACTACTGGTACTGCAAATCCTAACGCTAAATCCGAGCAAGACAAGATTGTTGACGGTGTTAAGTTCATCACTCGCTATGTTTACGCAGGAGAAACGAATGCTAAGTCTCGTCAGTTCTGTCAAAAGATGACTACTGCTAACAAGATTTACCGCAAGGAAGACATAGTTAGAATGAGCACTCAACCCGTTAACAATGGTTGGGGCCCGAAAGGTGCTGCTACCTATGACGTATGGAAGTACAAAGGTGGTGGCAACTGCCATCACAGATGGAACAAGCAGATTTATGCAAGTTTCGAGGGTGTTGGAATTGATGTTAACTCTCCTAAAGCTAAACAAATCGCAGGAGCGAAAGCAGAGAAGTTCGGGTACACTATCAAGAATGATAAACTTGTATCCACACGACCTGTTGATATGCCTTTCAATGGCTTTTTACCTACTAACCCTATTTACGGAAAACAATAATGGCAACTGCACTACTAATTACGAGAGACGATTTGGTGCGTTACACCGCAGTAAACGGAAATGTTGATGTTGACAAGTTCATTCAATTTATTAAGATTGCTCAAGACATCCATATACAAAACTACTTAGGCACGAAACTACTTGAGAAGATTCAAGCTGACATCATTGCAGGTACGCTTACGGGTAACTACGAGAGTCTTGTAGAGACGTATGTAAAGCCTATGCTGATACATTGGTCAATGGTTGAGTAT